GAATGCTGTGAATGCAGAGTTCAAGGTGAACTCACTGCGCATCAAGATACTTCCAACAACAAACATCCAAGTGATTGGTGGTATCTTGGACATCAATCAATATGTGCCGCTCAAGATAAAGCAATCCGATTTTGTGAAGTCCATCTTCACGATGTACAACCTGTATGTCGACATCGATACGGACCAACCAAACAAACTCATCCTCAAGCACAGGGATGAGTACTATGATTCAGGGGTTGAAGTCGATTGGACAACCAAGCTGATGAAGGAGCGTGAGCAAGACTTGATATTCTTACCTGACATCACTGCAAAGAAGCTCATCCTCAGCTATAAGCAAGACAAGGATTCACCCAATGAGGTGTACACTCAAATGACCAATGAAGTATATGGGCAGCTCGAGTATACATTCGACAATGAATACATCAAAGGAACTGATACAAAGGAGATATTGTTCTCACCGACTCCTGTGGTTGCGACTACATTCGATGCTTATGTGCCAGCTCTCAATGGTGAGGCACCCAAGACCAACATCCGCATCTTGTATGATGGTGGTGAGCAAACGTGCGGCACATGGGATTTGATTGAGTACGGACTCACAGGTGCGCTCGGTAACACGACTTATCCAATGATTGGTCACTTTGACAACGCATTGCTTCCAACCTTTGATATCAACTTCGGTACAAACGATTACTATTATTATTCGCCTCAGACACTGACCGCTAATAACCTGTACAACCTGTACTGGAGAAGGACAGTCAACCAAATTAATGTGGGTAAGATGTTGGTTGCTATGTTCTACCTGAATGAAGCTGATATCCAAACATTGAAGCTCAACCAAAAGGTGCGCATCGACAACTCATGGTGGAACATCAACCGAGTCATTGACTATGATGCCAATGCGAACACAGCAACCAAGGTGGAGCTCATCAGCATCGACTCTGAGATTGAACTCGCTCCGTTCATCACCGGTCCAGGTACACCGACCTCAGCAACCACAACAGCGGCATCTGAGGACAGCATTCTTCAAACCAAATCAACCACTGCCAATGGCAACCTCTCAGGAGATGACGTGATTGTGAAAGGCGAGGGCAACATCATCGGTCAAGGTGTGAAGGGGTTGGTCATCGGTGACAACAAGATTCTCAACGAGGATGGCATCATCACTCCTCAGATAAACGGAATCGCTGCTCCATCAGGTGGATACATTGCGCTCTTGTCTCAGACAGGAACGGCAGCTCCGACAGCCATTGTGTTGTCTGATACGATTGGTGGCGTTACATGGACTCGCATCGCACAGGGTGAGTACATCGGCACCGCACCGAACCCGCTGAATGTTCTAAACACTTTCGTCATAATCGGCAACGTAGAACATGACCACCTCGCTACCGCTGAAATCAAAACCGATGGCACGATCTATGTGCGAACAACGGACACTCAAAATCATCAGCATCGAGATGGCAAACTCAAATACTCATCATTAGAAGTCAGAATATATGGCTAACGAAATCGAAATACCACTCAAGCTCTCAGGGGTCACCAGTTTAAAGGCAGAACTCCGTCAACTCAAGGCAGCCATTGCTGATGCGTCTGACCCTGAACAAATGGCAGCCCTCGCTGCTCGTGCTGGTGAGGTAGCTGATAGGATAAAGGATGCCAATGATGCAGTCAATGTCTTTGCATCAGGTTCTAAATTTGAGCAGATATCCAACTCATTTGGTGGTATTCGTGATTCAATCATGTCACTCGATTTCGAAGAGGCATCTCAGAAGGCTCAGGTGTTCGCCAAGAATCTTGGTGGATTGAATGCTGCTGATATCAGCAAGAGCATGAAGGGTCTGACGTCAACCATCACAACAATGGGTGGTGCATTTCTTAAACTCGGAGCGCAGATTCTAACAAATCCAATCTTTTTGTTGACTGCAATCATCACTGCAATCGTGGTTGCGATAGGTGTGTTTTTGAATAAGATTGGTGTGCTGCAAAAGGTGCTTGATTTCTTGATGATTCCAATCAATGCACTCATCGATGGATTCAAGGAGTTGACCGATTGGTTGGGACTGACATCGTATGCTGCTGAAGAGAATGCGAGAACGATGGAGAAAGCCAACGAGAAGGCATTCAAGTCATCTGAGAAACGTACTGAGGCTATCTCTGACCAATATGATTTGGAGATTGCTAAGGCAAAGGCAGCGGGTAAAGATACTACCAAGCTCGAGATGGAAAAATCTAAAGCAATTACCGATGCCGCCAAGAAACGATTGAGCGATGCTCGCAACGAGTACGCTGAATTGAAAGGACTGACTGACAAGGATAGTATCGACAGACGTAAAGCATTGCGAAAACGCATCGAGGAAGAGAATAAACTCATCAAGGATGGCTCGAAAGAGCGCAAGATGATTAAGATTGCTGATGATGCAGAGCAGAAAGCAGCTGATGATAAAGCCGCTGAAGAAGCAAAGCAAAAGCGTGAGGAGCGACTCAAAAAATACAAGGAAGGTGAAGCTGCTATCCTTGCAGAAATTAAGAGCGCAAACAAGTTGGTGGTTGACTCAACAAAAACGCAATCGCAAAAAGAGATTGATGATATCAAGACCAAATATGCTGCGCTGATTGAAGAGGCGAAAAAGTACAAGAAAGATATTACTGCACTTGAGCAAGCGCAATCTCTTGAGATAAACAATGTACGCAAAGCAGAGGCGGCAGAAACTGAAATGATTCAAACCAAATCAGCCAAAAGCGCTATCTCAACACTTGTATCAACCAGGACTCAGCAGTTGCAGATTCAAGGTGAGGCAAACATGGTCTCATTTGAAGAGCAACAAAAATACAATGCCGCAGTCGAGGCAGCCGAGCAATCACTTTTTGATGCTCGACTTGGTATGGCAAAAGGCTTGATATCTGCCATCGGTGACCTTGCTGGTGAGAATAAGAAAGTCGCAAACGCACTCTTTGTGGTTGACAAAGCTCTTGCTATTGGAGAGGTAGTGGTCAACACTCAGAGAGAAATATCAGGATACCTATCCAATCCAACATGGACACTCCTCCCTGATGGTGGTGCAGCTTTAAAAACAGCGGCAGTTGCTGGAGCTAAGATTCGAGCAGCCACATCAATCGGTACCATCGTGGCATCATCAATCAGCAAGTTCATGAATGGTGGTGGTGGAGCATCAGTATCAGCACCATCGAGTGCAGGTGTAAGTGGTGGCAGCCAAGGTGGTGGCACAGCTGTTCCATCATTCGTACCGGGCAACCTATTCGGTCAAGGCAACGCAGCCAACAACACAGGCTCAGCTTCAGGTGTTGAGACCAACTCCACGATCACTGTGAATGCTGTGGTCAGTGAGACCGAGATGACAGGAGTTCAGAACAAAGTAAATAAAATTCTCAAAAACGCAGTATTGTGATAAGTTACCAAGCACTCATCAACGAAATCATTGCATTCTATGATGCGCATCTCCAGGTTAAGAAAGTAGGTTCTGACTTCAAAGAACAGTTGTTTAATTTTGCAACGAAAAACGAAAAATTTCCGATTATCTATATCGTACCTGTCGATGCAATACCTACCGAGAACACCAATGACTTCACTCTTGAAATTTATTGCTTTGATATCATCCAAAAAGACAGGGCAAATATCAACGTGATTCTCAGTGACTGTCATCAGATACTCATGGACTTGTATCTCAACTACACATTCAACAATGATGACAGGGATTTCGATGTGGTTGGATTCCCTTCGCTGATTCCACTCAACAATGACCTCCTCGACTATGCTGCTGGATGGTTGATGACCATCACATTTACCATGGATTCATGGACCGATTGTCAGATTCCTAAACAAATCGGCGACTAATTGCAACATAAGTCATGGCAAGGTATAAAAACACAGGCGAGTACAACTTCAAATTCCCACTCAGGAGAAGAGTTGCCAACACACTCAAGAAAGTCATCAAGGATGAAGCACTCATTGACACATACACCTTGTATGATTCAGTCAAAATCAATGCCAAGGTAACAACTGAGGGCAATCTTAGAATCGAGATTCTTGCTGCTTATTATTTTGGGTACCTGAACAACGGCACCGCCACCATCGCACCCTTCAGATTGGTCAAGAAATTCAATGATGCACTCGAGATGAACGGTCTTATCGGTGAAATGTATGGAATGTATGTGGCTGATTTGGCTCAGAAGTTCCCAATCTTGGAACTCGGTAACCTATTGCGCAAAAAGCCGAAGGTGATATACGACTTTGTTCCACTATTCGGTGAGTTCAACTACGCACTCGATTACTAAATATCTAACTCTTTACGCATTGCAAGGAAGTTGAACACAAGTATCAGCTTCATCTGAATCACCTGTTCATACTTGGTGAGGTCACCATTGGTCATTGACCAAATCAACTGCTCCCATCCCCATTTGTTGGATGCCTTTTGCTTCTCTGCTTCTTTGCGCTCTTCAGGGTCATCGATATCACTGAGGTCATCTTCGATATCTTCAGTCATTAGGTTGGAATGGGATGAGATAAATTGGTCCCTGAATTTGATGTACTCAGTCAAGATGCCATATACCTTTGTGATTGGTTGCTCGAGGAAGTAGTGCGCTCTCGCTGTTGGCTTGAATGCAGTTGTCTCCCATTTTGCGACCACTCCATCCTCAATGATTTCAGGAATGCGATACAACAGTGCGCAGATGTTTGCGAGATTCTTGATATAGTCCTGGCTGAAGTAATACTCCAGGTCAATGAACTCGCCAAGGGTCAACTCATTCATTGGCTTGAGGTAGAATTTGCCAATACGATCAGTATACAATTTGGTTGGCTCTGAATACAGCCATTGTAAATCTTTAAACCACTCACCTACCTCATGCAGTTCAGCATCATCGAAGTCCTCAGGATAGGCATCAGTGAGCGTGCAGAGGATATCGATGTTGTGGTTGAACAATCCATCCTCAGGCTGGAGTGCTCTGAGTTCAATGAACTGCTCAAGACTGACTTGACTCCACGCTTTTGGGAGCGTTGGCTTGTGCATATTCTGCAATCTTTTCGGTTACGAACACAATGTATGGTACACACAACTCAGCTTTCTGAGTGCGGAACAGCTTTGCCTTATGCTTCAAATGGGCATCTGCGAAGTGTTCAGTGTTGCTGAGGTCACTGCGTTTGAACATAATTGCAAGGATGTCGCTGATGTAGTTGTGTGGCTTGTTGTTCACAATCTTCTCAATCAGCTTTGTCTCCTTAACTGACAGGCGCATCTCAGCTGTGTATGTGAATCCTTCCAATTCAATGGATGTCACAGGCTCGCTCGGGGTGTATGAGTCCAGGTTGAACTTCTGAACCAACTCAATGAACTCGCTGAATGGGTAGTCATCCCACATCTTCTCCTCGATACCAAGAAATTTGAACATCTCAACGTATTTTTCAACGTTGTCGAACTCTTGATTGTTTAGAATTTGGCTGATTTTTTCGAACTGCTCGATGCTCAGCTCACTCATTTTGTTGGGAATCTCCCTGTCGAATACTGTTATCATAGTTATTTTTTGAACAAATATACAAAATCTGCAACATAAGCAATGACCAAGGACTTACCTATCTACAAAATCACAATCGATGACGAGTACTCCGATGGAGAAACACTCGGAATTGAGATGATTGCTTTCACCAACCTACCGGCTATTAAGGTCAAAGGTATGGCATTTGGAAGTGACAAGCGATTGATGTTTGCTGATGACGTGAAGTATCGCATCACAGCACCTGCCATGATACCCATGGACATCTACCGCAAGAATGATGGCGATGGTGAGTATTACGTTCAGTTCACTGAGGAAGTCATCGAGCAAATTCACACCAAGTTTATGGCTGATTTGCGCAATCGTGACATCTTCAACTTGGAACACGACACCGAGAAAAAAGTACCAGCTTACATCCTTGAGACATGGATTGTTGACAACCCAACCAAGGACAAAGCATATTCGACATTTGGCATTGAGGTACCGAAAGGAACTCTCATGGTAACCGCACAGGTGACCGATGCTGAGTACTTTGCTGAATTGGTTGCCAACAATCAAGTCGGTTTCTCCATTGAAGGCTTTCTCGGTCTGAAACTTTCGGAACAAATTAAACTAAATAAAATGATGTTACCTGATGGAGAACACCGCATCGAAGACAAAATCTATGTCGTAAAAGACGGAGAAGTTGTTGAGATTAAAGAGGTGGAAAAAGAACCAACCGAAGAAGTGGTTGAGGAAGAAATGGCAACCGAAGAGGTGGCGATGGAAGAGACAACAGTTGAAGAGACAACTGAAGAGTCAACCACCACTGAGGAGGAGATGGCTATCGACCCAGCAACCGATGCTGAGGCAATCGCTGCAATCGTTTTGCCGATATTGGAAGAGAGAGAGAAAGCAATCATCTCAATGATCGCTGACCTCCGCAACCAAATCGAGGAGATGTACGCAGAGAAAGAGGAAGAAGTGGTTGAGACGCAAGCAACCCAACTCTCAATGAGTGAAAAATTTGCGAAGTTCAAACAATTTGTAAATCAATAAAAACCAAATAACAATGTCTAAAAAATTAAGATTCGATTTGGATGTGGATGCTTCAGCTTTATTGGCAGCCAATCCGGAAGCGTTTTTCTCTAAAGCATACTTAGGTGAAGAGAACATCGCTGAAAACTACCGCTTACTTCCAGGTGTGAAGAGCAAAACAAAATTGGCGACTGTCCTTTTCGGCAACATTCTCCAATCATCAACTTGTCCTTTCGATGCTCCAACTGATGACTTGAGTGCAGTTGAAATCGATGTTTGTGCTTTGAGCGCAATGGCACAAATTTGCCAGTTCGACCTTGAGCAGTCATTCGTTGCATTGCAAATGACAAAAGGTTCAAATGGTGACTTCACTGTTGCTTCATTCATGGACTTCTATTGGAACACAATGGCTAAGCAAATCGGTCAAGACATCGAGCTTATCCGTTGGCAAGGTGACACCACTTCAGAGAACGCAACTCTTGCTCTTTGTGATGGTTACATCAAAAACTTATTGGCTGACGCTACTGTTGTTGACGTTGCAAACACAACTGTAAACAGCGGAAACGTATTGGCTCAGCTTGCACTTATCTTTGCTGCTGCTCCAGCATCAATCATCCGCAAGAAAGCTGACCTTCGTTTGTATGTTTCAACAAACATCGCTAACGCATACGAATTGGCAGCCGCTTCAGGTAACACCATGACATATGTAACAACTCCACTTGCCTTGACTTACTTAGGTGTGAAAGTTGTTGTGTGTGAAGGTATGCCAAATGACACTGCTGTGTTGACTTTGAAAGACAACCTTTTGTACGCATTCGATGCTGAAGGTGATGACAAAGCACTCAAAGCTGTTAACCTTTCTGACACTGTTGCTGAGCCATACATCCGTACTCGTGCAAACATGAAAGTTGGTTTCGTTCACGTTAACGGTGCTGAGATCGTTCTTTACTCATAGTATTCCCGAGGGGATGAAATACTCCCCTCTTTTTTTTAACTGATTAAAACATTCAAAAATGGCTTGTGAAGCATTAGAATCAATCGTCAAATCGTGCGACAACAATACAGGTGGCATCGAGAAAATTTGGATTAATCAGCAAGACAACATCAGTGGTATCACTTTAGATGCAACCAATACCTGGACAATCGATGCCATCACCTTGACAGGTGGTGCGCCTGATTTCACAGCATTTGACATCCGTAGAAATACAGGTTCATATACTGAGGAAGCAGCGATTGACCTTATCAATGGTTCATCTTATGTGACTGCTGTCATCAACCTCATGTTCCACAGACGTGACCAGGACAAATCTCAAGCAATCAAAATCTTGGGTGCCGGTCAACAATACTTGGTGGCAATCGTTAAGGATATGAACGGAAAATATTGGTACTTCCCACAACTTCAGCTCACCGCAACAGGTGAAGGTTCTGGAGTGGTTCGTGCGGATGGTTCTAAATACTCCGTTACCTTGACTTCGGAAGTTGAATACCTTGCTTATGAAATCGAAGCAGCTGCTGTAAACGCAGTTATCTAACAACTTTCTTTCTGTTCGTTGTGAAGCCATCCTCCGGGATGGCTTTTTTTATATCTTATTGCGTATAAAAAACCTGATTTCCTATACATTAGTATGCAATCACATATAAATTTTACATTTCTTTATACATTAAGTGGTACATTCTGCCACATATCTTATAGTGAAATGGAAGATTGTGAACAAATTTTAACCTAATTGCAACATAAGTAATGATATACATCAATAAGGGTGAGGTGAATAGTATTGTCGTGACACTGTCAGAGGTGTCAACGCTGCCTTCACCGTATTATTTGTTCGTTTTTCAGAACGAAATGAACCCAACATCCGACCCGATTCTCTTCACCAACACCGATGAGTCACCATATCCTGAGAGATTTAATCTCTTTTACCTGGATGAGCCAATCGATGTGGAACTAATGAAGGGACAATACTCATACAGCGTTTACGAGTCAACCATACCGCCAACCGAAATCAGTGATACCACAGGGGTGGTCATCGAAGAGGGGAGAATGGTTGTAAGTGGCGCATCAATTTCATCAATTTACGATTAATCATGGCTTGGTACGATATATTCAGAGCAAAAAAAGAGGAAGCAGTTGAGATGATTTCATCCAATTACGATGCTTTCAGCACACCATTCTTGAAAGTTGGTGGTGCAAACCTGTCACTCCCATATGTCAATGGTCGATACACTACCGCCAACCAAATCAGATTTGGTCAGGATGATATGTATCCTCAGTTGCTCAATCAAATGGTGTACAGCTCACCACTTCATGGTGCCATCGTTGACTATAAAACAAACGCTGTCATTGGTGGTGGATTCGAACTCAAGACAACCAACGCAACACCGAAGGACCTCCTTGAGTTGTACACATTCGAGAAAAAAATCAAGCTCAAAAAGACCGCTCGTATCACAACCGAGCAATTGATTGTACACAACCGAGTATACTTCCGATTGTTTTTTGATGACAAGATGAAGATGACCAGGGCAGAGAATGTCTCACCTGAGAAGGTCAGAAAAGGTCGCAACAAGAATCAGTACTTCATTTGTGAAGATTGGTCGACTCGAATCGACATCCAAGAAATCAAGAGACATCATCCATCATGCACTGATCGTGAACAGCTTTTTGTTTATGAGGTCGAGTGCTTAGGGCAAGATTGGTATCCGCTGCCGAAATACTCCTCCGCACTTAACTTTGCGTTTTTGTCGGGCGAGCTATCGTTCTTTGCAAAGAGCAACATTCAGAACAGCATCTTCCCATCGTTTGCAATCATGTTCCCGAAAAGACCGCAATCAGAGGAAGAGAAAAATGTACTTCGCCAAACCATCGACAAGCTCAAAGGAGCGCAGAACGCAGGCAAGACTGCCGCATTTTTTGCCAACTCAGCAGAGCAGTTGCCGAAGATTGAAAGCCTACCAACCAACTCGAATGATAAACTCTTCCAAGAGGCATCCGGGTTGAACACTGAGCAGATTTGTTTTGCCCATACCATCGACCCGATACTCATGGGTGTGCGCACCACAGGCTCACTCGGTTCAGGTTCTGATATCAAGCAAGCATACGTCATCTTCGAAAAGAATGTTGTGATGCCACTCAGAGAGCAAGTACAAGATATCTTCAACGAGATACTTCACATCGCCAAGCTGAGCGTGGCTGAGTTTAGAATCAACAACTTCCAAATCATCAATGAGTCAATCGTTGAAATCGAGGGCGATGCTTCCAAGACATCTGATGCTCTCAATGCAATGAGTCCATTGGTTGCAACCAAGGTACTCGAGCAGATGACTGTCAACGAGGTCAGAGCACTCGCATCACTTCCACCAATTGAAGGTGGTGATGTAACTCAAGCACAAGCGGCAGCCGCACAAACACAAATACCTCAAGCCTGATGTTGTACTTTATCACTGAAAACTATCTCAAGACCAACACACCCATCACAGCCAATGTGGATGTGACTGATGTGTTCCCATATGTAGCCACTCAAGCACAGCTCCGAGTGATGCCGATACTTGGTACCGTATTCTACAACCATTTGCTTGAGGCATACAACAATCAAACTCTCACACCTGAGGAAGAGACACTTGTCACATTCATTCAGCCTGTCATTGCATGGCGCTCTGCTGAAGATGCTGTATTCGGGTTGACATATCAGCTCAAGAACAAAGGTCTGCAAACTCAATTCGGTGACAACTCATCGAGCGTATCACGTTCAGAGGTGGCATTCGGCATGGAACACTATGCTCAGAAGGCTTCATTCTTTGAGATGCGATTAATCAGATACCTGGTCAAGAACCGAGCTGAATATCCAATCTTCATCAGCCATGAGAATCGTGACACCGACCTTCGCCCACAAATCGAATGCAATCAGTGCATCGGTGATTGCTTCATGGATGGTACCTGGAACTGTGGATATCCACGCAACAACGGATACAACAATCAAATTCTTGTTATCTGATGAAACAAACCACACTCGCAATCTTCGCATCATTGTTCACAGTACTCGCTCCGGTTCAGCCATTGGTATTGGTTGCCATCCTCGCCATATTCATTGACACCATTTTCGGAGTTTGGCGCTCGGTTAAAAAAAATGGATGGACATCATTCAAATCACGCAGATTGAGCGATACACTTGGTAAGGCTGCATTGTATTCGGGTGGTATTGTGTTCACCTTCTTGATTGAGAAGTTCATTGCTGGTGATATTGTTGCGCACTTCATTTCGGTTGAGCTTATCATGACCAAATTTGTTGCATTCTTTTGCGTGATAGTTGAGGTCAAGAGCATCAACGAAAGCTATGAAAGTGTGACAGGAAAGAATATACTCGCAGCGATGCGCAGATTTGTGACCAGGTCCAAGAAAGAGTTGGATGGTTGGAAGTAGCTTGCAGTGCTTGTTATTGAGTGAGTAACTCGATTGAACTGCGCCCCCGATGATACTGTTGTCGGGGTTATTTACTTAATTGAGGAGAAAAACACTTAATAAATGGTCAGAGCATATACCGATAAGCAGCTACTCGACAAGGTCAAAACGCTGCGCAATTTCAAGAGTATTCCTTCAGAGCATTGGATTCTTGGTGTACGATCTAATGAGGACACAGTAAACAAATTTGATGACAAGTTCTATCTCTTTAAAGGTGAGCAGTTCATCTCAGTTGCCTCAGGTACCACCAATCCAGGCACACCAACACTCAAGCAATTCGAGAAGGTCAACAAGGATGGCGCTGCTGTGGTTGTGGCTGACTCGTGGTATTACAATCTTTGGAAGTTTGGCAAGCACAATGGTAAAATTGATGCACTCCTTCAGCTTGGTGCATCCATTGCAGTCAATCGTGACACCGATAAGGATGACAAGAGCGAGGCAATCGGTCAGGTGCAGACCGGTTACTTCGGCATCAACTTCCATCCTAACACATACAACATCAACGCAGACAACACAGGCGCAACCATCGGATGGTGGTCAGCTGGTTGTCAAGTGGTCAATGATATGGATAAATATCGCACGTTTATCAGAGCAACCAAAGGTCAGAAGGCTGTGAGCTATTGCTTGATAAATGAATTTTAAGCCTATAACCTTATGAAAAAAATTAAATTTTCAAGCTATACCCCCTATTTTTTGTCGCTAATATTGGCGATTTTTGCGACAGGCTGCTCAGCTAACTATCACATCCGTAGAGCAATGAAGAAAGGATTTAGCGTAGGGGAGTCCGCTGATACCATTCGCATCACAACTATTGACTCATTTCCTGTCATCAGAGACAATCAAATCGTTTATGAGAGGTATTACACTACCAAGGACACCATCATTCAATACAAGACGTCCTATGTACCTCAGACAAGGTGGCAAACACGCATCGAATACCGCCTCAAGCGTGACACCATCCGCCAAGTGCAGAAGGTTGAGGTGGCAAAGTACAAATCACAAAAAGAAAAGCCTGTATTTTGGGTGCTGATTCTCGGCTTTGTGATAGGAATGGGAACCATGTACCTCTTCAGGTACTCCAACATCAATAAATGATAGTAAAAAAACACGCAAAGAACATCCACGAAATTCAGATGGATGGTAAACAGGTCAAGATTGCAATGCTTTCTGACCTCCATTGGGACAATCCAAAATGTGATTGGGATATTCTGAAGAGAGACCTCGACTATTGTGTTGAGCACAACATTCCAATCATGGTGAATGGCGATTTCTTTTGCCTCATGCAAGGGAAAGGTGATCGCAGAGGGAACAAATCGGACATCCGACCTGAGCACAACAATGCAAAGTACCTGGATAGCATCGTTGAAACAGCTGTCGAATGGTGGTCACCATACGCTCACTTGCTTACTGTCATCGGATACGGCAACCACGAGACCGCCATCATCAAATGGCAAGAGACCGACATCCTTCAGCGATTTGTTGACCTGCTGAACTTTAAAAATGGCACTCAGGTGTACACTGGTGGATACACAGGTTGGTTAATAGTGCGCCAAACGTTTGATATGAATGTTGTATCATCATTCAAAATCAAGTATGCGCATGGATTTGGAGGTGGTGGTGTAGTTACAAAGGGAGCTTTGAACCTCACCAGAGCGCTTGAGATGTATGAAGATTTCGATGTGTTCACGATGGGTCACATACATGAGAACGCTGCCCGTAATGATGTCAGAGATACCGTCTCATACCACAGCAAAACAGGATACCGCCACGAGCACAAGGATATTCACTTGATGCTCACAGGTACATACAAGGAAGAGTACGGAGATGGCTCGAAAGGGTGGCACGTTGAGCGAGGTGCGCCTGTTAAACCGACAGGAGGTCGCATCTTGATGTTCGAATCTGCTCGCATCGAAAAAAATGGTCAGAAAAAACTTTACAAAAACATCGATAGTATCAAATTTCCTTTGTAAATTCGAGGGTTCATAATTGTTTTGGGGGTGGAGACACCCCTTTTTTTGGCTCATTTTGTGCATAGATAAAAAAAAATGTTAAAAAAGTTTTGCAGATATGAAACTTATATGTAATTTCACCGTATCAAATCAAAAACAATTATTATGAAAACTTATTTTTTTATTTACGAAGACGCTGAAGGTAGAGAGTTATTTTCAAACGCATATAAGTGCAAAAATGACGAGGAAGCAGAGGAGTTATGTGACGAACTTTTTATGAATACTATGTCAGGTGATTGCGAGAGAGTTTATTTTGTGCAAGCAGACTATATTTTGTAAAAGTATAACAATCAAAACGGGGGGTGCGCATCCGTAACGCACAGCAAAAAAAAACAACTATGACAAAAGAACAAATTATCGACCTTATCCGAAGCCAAGAGGCTGAGATGTATCAAGACCTTCTCTATATGCGTCAGCGCTTTGGAGCGGATGACAAATCAACACGCTACGCAGCGGCGCAATGGGCCGCAATTAATAACCTGTTAGATAAAATACAAGATGAAGAGAATCATTAACGAATGGAAGTACCTCGATGGTGAGGACAAAGCCTTCTTTGGCTATGGTGGATTGATATTGCTTGGCGCAGTGTTCCTCTTTTGGTTGGTAACAACAGTGAAACCACCTGTAAAGGACCACCATTCAATCGATTACCAAACGTATCAGGAGGCGAGCTATGAACTTTCTAAATCATATTATAAATACGCAAATCGCATCTACAATGAAAAGTACAATAATTGAAATGGGTGATTTCTTCACCACGATGACAACAGCTGGTGTTGAGATTGAAATTGAACTCGAGGACCATGGTGATACTGATACCAATGGTCACATCATTGCCGAGTACACCATCTTGGTTGTCGATATGTTAAACTATAAAACAATAAACAAACGTTATGCTGAACATCTTACTATTAAGGAAACGAAAGAATGCGATGAGTACATCGCTCGAGCCTATGAAAACAACTACTTTGAGGATGCCATTGTCGGAGCGCACGATGACGAAGATGAATGTGGTTGGTTCATTTAACAAACCAATTCTTGACCGATTTTGGACTACGTTCAACCACGATCTATACAACCGAATTTGTGAAATCAAAATGCAAGAGATATGAAATTCAAACTCACATACCACTTCGGCAACAAGGTTGTCCAGGAGTGGAACTTCCACAGCAAATCACTCGCCTATTGGTACAAGAGTGAACTGATTTGGACAGGCAGATATAATGATGGTAAATTTAAAGTGTCACCATGTTAAGGGTAGGCTCTGACTTCAGCGGAGTGGGTGCATTCAATCAAGCTCTCATTCGATTAGGTGTTGAATACAAGGAAGTGTTCGCCTGTGATATGGACAAGTTCGCTCGTGAGACATTCATCCACAACTATGGTGAGCCTGAATACTATCCGACCAATGTCTATGACCGAGAGATTCCATCCGAGTCATTGGATGTTTATATGACATCACCACCTTGTCAGGCATTCTCATTGGCAGGAAAGCGACTGGGAAAGGATGACAAACGAGGCATCTTGTTTTTCAACTCTCACGAGTTCATTCAGGTAAACAAACCGAGATTCTTTATCTTCGAGAACGTCAAAGGATTGCTCTCTGATGATGGTGGCAGAACATTCCAAGAGTGGGTGAATATGCTCGGAGGTAAGTCAGTCAACGGAGTACCTGTATTGTTTCCTTATGATGATTCCGTTCCTTACCATTTGTATTGGCAAGTTCTCAACGCAAAGCATCATGGTGTTCCGCAGAATCGTGAGCGAGTATTCTTAATTGGAATCCGAGATGATGCTGATAACCGCTTTCAATTCCCACGAGAGGAGCATCTTACCAAGAGGCTTAAGGATGTACTTGAGGATGAGGTTGATGAGAAGTATTTTTTGAGTGGATTATCAGTCAATTATTTGTTGAGACATAATAAAAATAAAGATATATTAAAAAAAGATATTCCAAAAAATAGTAGTTGCATACCGGCATCATATTATAAACAACCGAGAGACGTTCAATATATAAAGGTAAAATCAGCCACATCCAAGGGATATGAGGAAGCGACTGAAGGTGATTCTATAAATTTTAAAAACATAAACTCCGAAACCAGAAGAGGAAGAGTCGGAAAGGGAGTTGCTCAAACCATTGAGGCAAACAACATGAGTCTTGGAACACTTAAACAAGGTCAAATCCGAAAACTAACACCACGAGAATGCTTCCGATTGATGGACTTTCCTGATTCATTCACTTGGCCTGTCTCTGACTCACAAGCATACAAGCAAGCTGGCAACTCAATCGTTGTGAATGTGCTTTACAAAATACTTAAAAATTTATTATGAACCAATTCGACAAAATCAAACAACTCATCAAACGAGATAGGCTTTCATCTCCAAAGCGAGACCACGAGCTGGTGTATCGCAGAGCATTCCTAATGCACGAGCTGCGATCAACAGGAATGACATTAAAGGAGATTGGTGGAATGTTCAAACGTGACCACGCAACAGTACTGCACAGCCTCCGTACACATGAATGGATGACCAGTACTAATGACAAGCTGTACCTGGATTGCATTTCAGAATATCAATTCTTGTTGGACCGAGTTGACAGGGAATCAGCAAGAGATTTGGTCACCGATATTCTAAAATGCAACTCATATGCAACCTTTAAAGTCATCAAGAGTAGAATCAAGAGGGGTGTGTATGCAGAGAAAGTCGTGTCGATATGACACATCTCTTATTATACCGAACTTATTAAGACCCTTATTTTTATTTTAAAATTTTTAGTTTTTTTATCGTCACATCGTCACGCTTTTGCTGAAAGTCAATACAGGTAAAGGATAGAGGCGTGACGATACAATTCAAACATCGTCACGAATCGTCACAAATTGGCAAATTTTTGTACATTAGCGTCACGCAAAACAACTATGACATGAAAGTATCAGTATTTAAAAACCTATTCAACAGCAAAGAAACCCCCTACAACCTCTCAATCTATGAGGTACACAACCGCATCAAGAATGGCACACCTGACTTGATTCGCAAAATCAACGCAATCCGCTCACTGGAGAAGTCAGACCCGGAGCATGACCGTCTCAAGTCATCACTCAATGCAATCATGTTCAATGGCATCTTCACTGAGCGCAATGACAACAGCTTGGTTGAGCACAGTGGTTTGTGCATCCTGGACTTCGACCAATATCCAAATGCAAAGGTGATGGATGCCGAAAGGAAGCGCCTTATCGATGATGCTCATGTGATGATGGTGTTCACTTCCCCATCAGGGAATGGATTGAAAGCAGTCATCAGAATCCCAAAATGTGATAAGGTGGAGCACAAGCGCAGATTCACTGCATTCGGCAAGCACTTCCAATCAGAATACTTCGACCAAAAGAATAGCAACGTGAGTCGAGTATGCTTTGAATCCTATGACCCGAAGATATACTTCAATGAGTTCTGCCAAGAGTTCAATGGGATTGAACACGATCAAGGATTCAACTACACCGAGCGCACTCCAACCTGTGTGCTAAATGATGAGGACAAAATCATCAGCCTTATTGAACGCTTCGACCATGGTTGTGAGTTCGTTGAGGGCAGTCGCAATGAGTTTGTTTTCAAATTGGCTGCTGTTATGTGTGAGTATGGCATCCACAAGGACACCACTGAGCAGTATGTGTGGACCAAGTACTGCCAAGGCTCGTCATTCTCAGAGCAAGAGATGGTCACCACCATCAGAAGTGCATACAAGAAAGCCACCTATGGCATGAAGTACTTCGAGGATAAGGATACATTCCAAAAAATCAAGCAGAAGCTCAAGAGCGGCATCCCTGAGGAGGATATCAAAAAGCAGTTGAATGTCAGAGGTGATGTGGTTGAGGATGTCAAGAAAGAAATCAAGACAGGAGATGATATCTTTTGGTCCAAAAACGATAAGGGAACAGTCACCATCGAGCCACTCAAATACTCTGAGTTCTTGGTTAAGAACGGATTCAATAAGTACTATCCTGAGAATGCAGAGAAACCAACCTTTGTCCGGGTGATTGAGAACAAGGTGAGGATATCAAGCACTGAGCAAATAAAAGATTTCGTTTTGAACTACCTCGCTGAGAAGGGAGAGCTGGATGTATGGAATCACTGCTCGAAGTTGACCATCCTATTCAATGAATCGTTTCTCAACATGATTGACTCAATTAATATCTTGATGCTCCAGGATACAAAGGATGCTTCATTCATTCCATACAAGAATGGAGTGGCGAAAGTGACCAAGGATGCTGTCGAATTGATGTCGTACATCGATGTGGATGG